TTAAAATTCGCAAATGCCAACGCTAAAATAATCTGGATAGAGCCATACCATAGCTCTATATATTTCGATCACTGTTCCGTAGGCGCATCTCCCATCTGAGCAGGTTAAAATTATTTCTCCGCCTTGCGACGTTGTTTCTCTGACAACATTCATTTTATTTCCCAAGATACTTGGATGCTTCGATTCGTTAAAACAATTTGCGTGATAAAATAGCTGCTGCAATGTCACGAATGGCTCCTTGATTTAATATTAGCATCGCGCTGTAATGAAGAAAAAGCCAAGCATGATCCAACCAACTTAGCAAAAATGAACCATGCTTGGCTAGATAATTAAACGTTACAATCAGTCATTCGACTGACAATGTAGGCGGTTCCATTTTTAGGGAAACCCCATGAAATGTCTGGGTGGGCACTGTCATATCCGTTCTTTTTCACGTGATTATACAGTGATCGCGTGCATCTACACACGGAAAAATCGATGTTGTCCGTGCAGTATTTTCGCGCGTCGTTGCGGGCAGAATTTTCAGTCCTGCCGATGCCCCAAATTATTCCGTTACTGTGTGAGATGTAAAACATTCTGCTATCCTTTTCTTCTCGCGTTGCGCCCATTCGCAACGCTCACACTATTCTTATAATATCACTATTGGAAAAAACAACTGGCTCAAGGCAATCAAGAAAAAATATTTTGCAGCACAAAAAAACAGAAGCGGATCCATTCCTGGATCTGCTTCTTATTTCTGTTTGTTTCTTTTCTTTAGCCTTGCCGATGCTATTGCATGCAAGAATGGTAATTCGGCAGTTTCAAAAATTGATCCATTAACTTTGCTGTGTGTTGCAAATTGTGGACACTCACAATCCCAGTCTAGATATTGTTTTGTCTCAACGTCAACAAATTCATTTGCCTCCTCGATTGAATGCTCAAACTCAACTGCTAGGTTTGTTATTATTTCAAGGTAGCCTGTCGGTTTCTTGAACCGATCAAGGCAAGCTTGACAGTCTTTTATTTTCATTTGCTATCCCGCGATAATTTTTTCTATCAACAGTTCCTTTCTCTTGGTTCTTGCTGCTTCCGGGCCATTCGCTTTCAGCTCTGAAAGATATTCTTTCGTGATATTACTAATTGTCTCTCGACAGGTTTCAATGGCTGAAACGAACCCCTGGGAGATTCCTAGTTTTATTGCGAATAGGGTTTGACTTGTTCTGTTTGACTTTCTCCATTTAGTGAATTCTAGTGCCCATTCGGCTTGAGTATTGAAATCCATTGGGCTTGGAAATTCACTCCAGTCTATTCCTGATTCCATATAGCCTTGTTTTATCTTGCGTAACCTCCCAGAATGTAAATACAGCCTGAACTATGGAATTTTATTATTTTAGATCCATCGGAAAACTTGAATGTTTCTGATTTATCGTTCGAGGTTTGCTCTGAATGGTGGAATGCAATCTCGAAACCATTTGAGTTGAAATCACCTTCAATGTCAATGAGTGCTTTTTGGGCTTGAGTAAACATAGCGAATCCCCTAGTAAATTGAATCACCGTTAGCAAGGATCGCGTTGATCCTTGCGTTATTCAGCAAAATCTCTAGTTCTTTGCATGTTGCCTTTTCATCGAAAGCAACATTGAATCCCTTTAAGGATTGGATCGATTGTGCTTTATTTGCTTTGGTAACCTTTACTGGATTGAATTTAAACATCATCTTCTGTTTCTCCGTTTTGCATTGCGCCCATTCGCAACGCTCACACTATT